TCAAAGAAGTTTGCTGTCTTAGCAAAGCAAGGCGACAAAACAAAACTTATTCGTTTTGGCGATCCAAACATGACAATCAAAAAAAGCAGTCCAGCTAGAAGAAAATCTTTTAGGGCTAGACACAGATGCGATACCAGTCCACCAAGTAAACTAACCGCAAGATATTGGTCTTGCAAAAAATGGTAAATTAATATGGCAAAGAAGAAAAAAAGTCCAACTCCTACAAACCCTAGTCTATATTCTAGAGTAAAGGCTGAAGCAAAAAGAAAATTTAAAGTTTATCCAAGCGCTTATGCAAATGCTTGGTTAGTTCGTGAATATAAGAAACGAGGCGGCGGGTATAGATAATGGCCAAAGGACTAAAAGAGTGGTTTCAAGAAGAATGGGTAGATATTGGCGCACCTAAAAAAGGTGGTGGCTATAAAAAATGTGGTAGATCAAAACTTAAATCTGATCGCAAAAGAAAATACCCAAAATGTGTACCCAAAGCAAAGGCTGCCAAGATGACGGCAAAACAAATAGCTAGTGCAGTAAGAAGAAAGCGGGCTGTAAAACAAGGCGTTGGTGGTAAACCAACAAATGTAAAAACCATTATTAAAAAAAAGAAATAGGAGATAAAATATGAATGTGATAAATATATTTACTTGGATATGCACAATAATAGCAATAGCATCATTTGTTGCTGCTGTAACACCAACACCGCAAGGTAATTGGTGGTTGTCAAAACTTTATAAAGTTATTGATTGGTGCGCATTAAACATTTTAAAAGCAAAGGATAAATAATATGAATTTTATAAAGAAATTTTGGAACAATCTGACTGGTACGGAAGAAGTAAAAGTTAGAGCGAGAAATAAAAAAGGTCACTATGTAGCAGATGACAAGTCCACACCAAAGGTAAATGAGGCTTACAAAACTGTTAGAGTTAAAAAAACAACTAAAAAGAAAAAGGAGAAGTAGTATGCCAGGATACGGATACGGAAAACGAATGAAGCCGAAAAAGAAAAAAGGCAAAAAGAAAAAGGGTAAATAATTATGCCATTCAAAAAATATTCACCCAAACAAAAAAAAATAGCAAAAGCAGCAAAACCTTTTAACAAAATTACTGGGGCTGATTTTGCAAAATTAAAAAAACTATTACAAAAAAAGAAAAAGTAATGAAAGTAAAAGCACCAAAAGGCTACCACTTTATGAAAGTCGGTAAATCTTACAAGTTGATGAAAAACAAAGGTAAGTTTGTGCCACACAAAGGGGCTTCACAAACAGCAGACTTCGAAGTTATAAAGACTCATAAATGAGTGATGCTGTTGCACTAATTACCGAGGTTGGTTTTCCAATAGCGGCAGCGCTTGGTCTTGGAGTTTTTGTTTGGAAACTTATTAACAGGATTATAGATGGTATGGAAACTAAGTTAGATACCTTAGATGACAAGGTACAAACAAGTTTAGATACTATGGAAGAACGCGTGACAACTAAATTAGACAGTCAATATGGTATTATTGTAAGTCTTATTGATAGAGTTAGAGCCGTTGATAATCAAAGTATAAGACAAGACGTATTGTTAAAAACTTTATTAGGTGTTCCAAACTTAATTGATATTGAAAAATTAGCAAAGGCAGATAGAGATGACCAAAGGAAAGACTAAAAAACAAATAGAAGAAATAGAACTAGAAAAATATAGACTTACAATAACTTTAGTTTTCATAGGCTTTGTATTATTTTTTGGAATTATTGCAACAAATATAAAAGCAGATCAAATAGTTCATAAATTCAAATCGCCAAGTTTTAACGGCATAGGCACATCAAGTCATTACCTAACTATAGAAAACCAAGAACATACCCGCAAACTAACTATTAAAGAAGAAATCAAAGCCTTACAAGATGAAATAGAACGTGAAAAAGAAAACAGCACATTAGCTAGGTTTATGCGTAACCTAGAATCAAGAGTGTATGCAGAACTATCCAGGCAACTGGTTAATAATCTGTTTGGAGAAACACCGCAAAGTTCGGGTACAATAACCTTAGAAGGCAACACCATAGAATACACTAGCGATGGTGTAACATTAACTCTTAAAATAACAGAAGCAGATGGCACAGTTACAGAAATTACAATACCTATTGGTACTTTCACTTTCTAGCTGTTCTATATTTGACCAGTACGAAGATACTTACGAACAAAGATTTTCAAGCAAAGACATAGTATCAATACAAGATTTACAATCTGTAGAACTTAAAAACGTACCTATACCACAGGTTAGTCCTGTTGTTGCTGTATATCCAACCGCTTTTACAGATCAAACTGGTCAAAGAAAAAGCAACAGCGAGTTTGCTTTATTTAGCACGGCCATAACACAACAGCCAAACGCACTACTTATACGAGCCTTAAAACACGCTGGTAACGGAAAGTTTTTTAGGGTAGTTGAACGAGTAGGATTAGACAACCTGACCAAAGAAAGGCAGCTGATTCGTAGTGCAAGAGAACAGACTGCTACTGAAGAAGAAAAGAAAAAAGCGCTAAGACCTTTATTGTTTGCTGGTATATTAATAGAGGGGGCTGTCATATCTTACGAAGCTAACCTAGAATCTGGTGGTATAGGTGCTAGATACTTAGGCATTGGTAACAGCGTACAATACAGAGAAGATAACATAACTGTAAGTCTGCGCATGGTTTCAGTTGCAACTGGCGAGGTGTTGCTAGAAGTATTAAGTCAAAAGACCATATTTAGCTATGGCAAGTCAGAGGACGTATTTAGGTTCATTGAAGCAAATACCGAATTGGTGGAAATAGAATTAGGAAACGCACGAAATGAATCATCAACCATAGCACTTATGAAAGCCATTGAGGGCGGCGTGTTAGAAATAGTTAAGTCTGGGTATGATCGAGGTTTTTGGATTTTACAAACCACAAATCAAGGAGTAGAATTACATGATGAAATCAAAATTAATAAGCCTGATTGTGATGCTGACTGCATTGACAACATACGCGGCTGATAACGAAATTTACGTAGATCAATCTGGTACTGGTGCAAACATAGACCTGGAACAACTAGGTATATCTAATATTATTGGTGGTTTAAACTCAACGGCTGGGAGCGTTAATGCTTTCGATTTGGATGGAAACACCATGACACTTGATATTAATATGATTGGTGCTACTAATAAGTTTCTTGGTGATATATTTGCTGACACATTTACAGGTTTCTACGAGTTTGATGGCGGCACTAACTCATTTACTATTCAAGTAGATCCTACAGATACTTATAGTGCTGACGGCTCAAACCAGAATGTTGATGTAACAGGTAGCGGTAACACATTTACGTTAAATCAAGGTACAACGGCACTAGCTGCATCACTTGACTTAGATTGGATTATTAATGGTTCCAATAACACAGTTACATCAAATATTAATATTGATGGAGCAACTAACTATATGGATATAGATGGTTCTGATAATACAGTAACTTATACAGGTACAGGTGTTAATGCCTCAGCAGGTGGATATTTTTGGTTAGACCATACTGGTGGTTCAAGAACTTTTAATATTTCACAACTGAGTACACAAGACAATGACTGGCTTAAAATCATATCCATTTCTGGTACTGCTGCTTCTACTGTTTGCGTCATTCAAAACGATCAAGGTACAAGCACAAGCTGCTAGTATTGGGGATATATCTGAACTTAACGGCTCGGCTCAAATAGTCAGAGATAAAACCTACAATGCTGATCTTGATTTTGCTATACAAAGTAATGATGAAGCGATAACAAAAGATGGCCGTATGGCTATTACTTTTTTAGATGATTCTGTTGTAAAACTAACAGAGTTTTCAGAACTGTTAATAGATGAATACATCTATGATCCTGATCCAAGTAAAGCAAAAATGGCACTTACCTTTGGACTTGGTACAGCTAGGTTTATTACAGGAAACCTAAATCGGATAGATAAACAAAACATAAAACTAAAAACACCTACGGCAAACATAGCAATACGCGGTACTGACTTTACCGCAACAGTTGATGAACTTGGTCGTAGTTTAATTATTCTCTTGCCTGATAAATATGGCTTATCAAGTGGTGAGATATTAGTAACTACAGGCATGGGAACAGTAACACTAAACAAACCTTATCAGGCAACTACTGTAAGCGTTTTTGAAGCAACACCAACTAAACCAGTAGTATTAGATTTGACGCTTGATGTTATAGATAATATGTTGATTGTAACACCACCTAAAGAAGAAGTGGTAATAGAAGAAGAAGCTACGACAACACAAACAGATAGCGTACTTGATTTTAATGATCTTGATATAGATTATCTTGCAGAAGATTATTTAAAAGAAGATAGTTTAGAATTTACAGAACTTGATATAAATTACCTTGATGTAAACTACTTAGAAGATTTACTAAATGTGCTTGATGCACTAGCTGTTGCAGAAGAAGAGGATCAGTTAGCACAGGCTATTAGCACACAAATAGCTGGTACTTTGTTAGGTAAAGATCCAGATACACAAATCACCGCTCTAATTACTGGTAATGTGGTTAGTTTACGTAGAAAAGTAAATGAAAGCGTAAGATTAGATTTAGATGGCAGTAACGCTTACACAGTTATTTTGATACAAGACGGAGTATCTAATATAATAAAAATAAACGGCGGAAGCGATAGTGTTATTACTATCACTCAAAGTAATTAAATGAACAAACTATTATTACCTTTACTTATAATACTTGCGCTACCTATAATCTTTGAAAGCACACCAACAGAAATACTAAAATTAAAAGTGTATGATACTTTTGTTCAAACACCAGAAGAATCTGGTAATTTTGTAATACTAAATATAACAGAAGAGGATATAGAGCGTGAGGGTGGATGGCCTCTACCAAGACAAAGATTGGCACAAATACAAGTTGATCTTATCAATGAGGGAGCAATAGGCGTTGGCTGGGTGGTAAGTTTTCCACAAGCTGATCGCATGGGTGGTGATGATATGTTTGCACAAACATTAGAATTTGCTCCGTCTGTATTGGCTATGTTTGAAGATGGTAAGGGTAACTATCCTAGTTCGCCTGGCACAGTTGTTTTAGGAGAAGATATTGGTGGTATAATTTCTTCGGGAGTGAAGGAAAACCTACCTCAACTATCTAAACACGCATTACAAGGTTTAGCCGTTGCTCCCACAGATATAGACCAGCTAGTTCGCAGAATACCTTTATTAGTAAAAACTCCAAATGATGAATGGTTGCCTAGTTTTGGCACACAGATATACAAAGCACTATTTGACGTAAAAACTTATATTATAAAAACTAATGATAATGGTATAGAAGAAATATCAATAAGAGGAATACCACCAGTCAAGACAGATAGCCTTGGTCGTAAATGGATCAGCTGGGTTGATACTCCACAAACTACACTAAAAGAAATGAGCGTTGCTAACAAGTTTGTATTTGTTGGCGTAACTGCCAACGGAGTGATGCCACAAATTGCAACTCCAGTTGGTTTGCTAGAGCCTCACAAAATCCAAGCTGCATTATCTGAATCAATCTTGATACAAAACTCTCCGTACATACCTGATTGGTCAAAAGCAGCCGAAATTTTAATTTTAGCAATTTTTGTAACTCTGACATGGCTCACAATCAATTATTTTAATGTAGTTAAGGGTGCAAGTATGGTCGTAATTTTCTTGCTCACTACGGGCTTCTCAGGAGTTTTTAGCATCCAAAAGGGCATTTTATTAGATTTTTCATGGACTTTTGTATCACAAATCTTTACATCTACTATTGCTTTCTATTTGAACTACCAAAAACAATATAAATTGCGTCAGCAGATTAAAAAACAATTTGAACATTATCTTGATCCTAGACAAGTAAAACAATTACAAGATAATCCAGACTTGTTAAAACTTGGTGGCGAAAAAAGATATTGCACTTTTTTATTTACAGATGTCAGAGGTTTTACAAATCTTTCTGAAAAATTACCACCAGAACAAGTAACAGATATTATGAACAAAGTTCTGACAGAACAGGTTACTTGCATACAAGCGCATGGTGGTATGGTTGATAAATTTATAGGCGATGCTTGTATGGCAATATTTAATGCACCGCTTGACATTGATGAACATGAAAAAAGAGCAATAGCTTGCGCGCAAGATATGAGAACAGCTATACATAAATTACAAAAAACTTTACCAGAACCAGTTGCTATAGGTATTGGTGTCAACTCTGGTGAAGCAGTCATAGGCAACATGGGATCAGATACTAGGTTTGATTATTCTGCTATTGGCGATGCTGTGAATACAGCTGCAAGACTTGAATCAGCAACTAAAGAAGTTGGCGAGGATATACTGATTGGTGAAAATACTGCAAAAAATTGTAATTTTGAGTTAAAATCACTTAAACCTATAAAAGTAAAAGGTAAAAAAAATTATTTAAAAATATATACAGTCTGATGACAATAAAAAAAATGACAGTTAAAGATGTTGCAGAGAGGCTTACAAAGTTAGAAACAATATCACATGAGCGTTGGAAAACTGCTTTCAATGAATTTTCAGACATTAAGGAAGAAATCACTAGAATTAATTTAACAATAAAAACTGCAACTTTTGGCGTGTTTGGTTTTCTTGGCGCTTTGTCTATAGCAGTTGTAACATCAATGTTGGTTTAATATGAAAGGTTTATTAAAAAATATAGTGGGAGCAGTAGCACCAACTATTGGTTCAGCTATGGGCGGTCCTTTAGGAAATATGGCTATGGGTAAAATAGCTGAAGTATTGGGTGTATCAAACGATCAAAAAACAATACAACAAGCAATACAAAATGCAACACCAGAGCAAATGCTTGAACTAAAAAAAGCAGAACAAGAGTTTGAAGTCCAAATGAAAGAACTTGATGTTGATGTATTTAAACTTGAAACACAAGACAAGCAACACGCTAGAGGTATGTTTAGTAAAGATTGGACTGCAAGAATTATTGGTTTATTTACCATAGGTGGTTTTTTAGGATATATATTCTTAGTGACATTACAGCCACCAGAACAAAACTCTGAAGCCTTAATCAACTTGGTGCTTGGTTATCTTGGTGGTTTGGCTAGTGCAATCATATCTTTTTATTTTGGTGCTTCACATACGCCTGACGATAAATGACAAGTCCAGATGCTTTTGTTTATAAAGTAACTTTAGAAAAAGTTATTGACGGCGATACTGTGCGATTAAAAACTATTGATCTTGGTTTTTCCGTGCAACTACACAATAAATCTGTGCGTATTGCAGGTATTGACACTCCAGAATCAAGAATCAACATTAAAAGACAGCCACATAGAACAAAAGAAAAAGAACTTGGACTGCTTGCTAAATCAAAACTTAAAGAATGGTTAGTCGGCAACATAACATTAAAATCGTATGGGACTGATAAATATGGTAGAGTATTAGGCGATATATTTTGCGAACAAGGAAATGTTGCTAAATTACTTAAAGAAGAAAATCTTGCCGTTGACTATGACGGCGGAACAAAAACAAAAGTCTGGGGGGAGTAATATGGAAATTTCACAAGAAGGCTTGGCCTTGATAAAAAAATTTGAGGGCTGTGAATTAAAGGCTTATAAATGTGCAGCTAATGTTTTAACAATAGGATATGGCTCAACTAAAGGTGTAAAAGAAGGAGACACTATTACACAAGAAGATGCAGACAAACTGCTTATGAATGAAATGACAGAGTATGAAGGTTATGTTAATGATCTTGTAGAGGTTGACTTGGAACAAAATCAATTTGATGCATTAGTATCATGGGTATTTAACCTTGGACCAGCAAATTTAAAAGCCTCAACTTTATTAAAAGTTTTAAATGCAAAAGATTATGAAGGCGTACCAGCACAAATTAAAAGATGGAATAAAGCTGGTGGCAAGGTGCTACAAGGTTTAATTAGAAGAAGAGAAGCAGAATCACTATTGTTTACAGGCGAAGATTGGAGTAAAGTATAGCTATGAGTATAGGAATGTTACCACCAGTAGATTCACCACCAGTTGTCACACCAACTGTAGATCCAAACTTTGCAAGCGGTTTTAATTATGCTAGATCAATAGCTGGCGGATTACCTATGGAACAAGTTATTGCACCAGGCGTAAGCTACTCAACAGAACAACCAGGTGGTTACACACAAGCACAACTCGGTCCAGTTATAACAGATACACCAACCATTGTTACAGACACACCACCTGATAGGCCGTTTAGTGATATTCCTCCACCCAATTATTCAATATTACCGCCTAATATTATAGGTGGTGGCATGGGTGATAATGTTACAATTATGGAAAATCCACGCCGTCTGCCGCCGTTAGATAGATTAAAAGAACAAAGAGAACAAGGTTTTAATTTTATTAATCAAGTAGATTTGGATAATTTTCTTCAAAAAATACCACCAAAGGAATTGCCACCAATACCACTAGAGGACAGAGGTTTTGGCCCAGGAATAAGACGATCTGAAGATTTCTTTATACCAGAAGAATTAATGATGCCGCCATCAATAACTACACCACCTCCAGTTACACCACCTCCAGTTACACCACCTCCAGTAATTTCAAAAAAAATGCCGCCAATACTATTAGAAGATTTTGGTTTTGGTCCTGGTATTAGGCGTTCAGAAGATTTCTTTAGGCCAGAAGAATTAATGATGCCAGAATTAAATATACCTGAATCTGTAACAAAAAAAGATATAAATGAAGCGCTTTTACAAGCACCACAAGTTCCTATTTTACAAACACCACAAGTTTCTTCTGGTGGCCGTTTTTTAAGACAAGACATGACACCAAGTTTATTTAGATGAGCATAACGCATGAAGAAGCTGTAAAAGCTGCACAAGCCGAAGCAATACTTGATTCTGATGTATTTGCAGAAGCACTTGAAAATCTTAAAAACGAATATACTAATATTTGGTTAAACACAAGAGATATAAAAGATACTCAGATTAGAGAAGATTTACATAGATCATTATTACTTTTACCTGAAGTTGAAAGACATTTACGAATCATGGTAGAAAAAGGTAAACTAACAAAAACACATATAAACAAAATAAGAAATATAGGATAAATATTCCCTTTTTGTAGAATATTAGTTTAAAATATTCATAAATACAGTAAAGGAGTATTTATATGGCAACAACGGAAAAACCGACTGCACTTAAAACAGAAGGCGAAACAACTACCGCTATGTTTGAAAGTTTTTTAACCCCCGAAGAGGATAAGGAAGAAGAGCAAGTAAACGAAGAAGTTGAGGTGGTGGAAACACCTACCGAAGATGTCCCCGAAGTAGAGGAAGAAGAAACTGAAGATCTTGAAGAAGATGTAGAAGTTGAAGAAGAGCCTACAGAAGAGGACGAAAATTTAGATGAAGAACAAACAAATATTGAAGAGGAAGTCGAGCAACCTCAAATGTTTACAGTAAATGTAAACGGATTAGAACAGCAGGTCACGCAAGAAGAACTTATCAATGGCTATTCTCGTCAGCAAGATTATACGCGCAAAACACAAGAACTCTCTCAACAGCGAAAAACTATTGAAGAGCAAGCAAAAGAAGTAGCGCAAAGAGATGCGATTTATTCGCAGTTGTTACCGAAGATGGAAGCCCAATTAAAGGGCGAATTGGCAAATGAGCCAGACTGGGACACACTTTATAAGGATGATCCTGTTGGTTATGTTCGCGAAAAGCAACTTTGGGATGAAAAAAAAGAAAAACTTAATGCAGTAAGTGCTGAACAGGAAAGAATCAAACAAGAGGATTTTCAAAAACAGCAAGAACTTATTAAACAACAAGTTCAATACGGCAATCAAAGACTTCTTGAATTAATCCCAGAATGGCAGAACCCAGAGGTTGCTGCCAAAGAAAAAGCTGCTATTAGTGAATATGCTATTAAAGCGTTGGAATATACGCCGCAAGAAATACAACAGGTTTATGATTATCGTGCTTTACTTGGTTTAAGAAATGCTTGGTTAAACTCTAAAACAGTTGCAGCCACAAAGAAGAAACCAACTCAAAAAGCACCAGCTAGAAAGGTGGCACGGCCTGGTACGACAAACCGACCAAAAACGGCAACTCCTGTGACTAAAGCAAAACAAAGGTTGGCTAAGTCTGGAAAAATTACAGATGCGGCTAAAGTATTTGAAAAAATAATATAATTTTTAAGGAGTAAAAAAATGGCAAAAGTAACTAACGCTTTTGATACATATACTGCTACCGCCGATAGAGAACAGCTAAGTGATATAATCTATAACATATCACCAATGCAAACACCTTTTTTATCAAGTGTCGGTACAAGTAATGTAAGTAATGTGGTCTTTGACTGGCAAACAGAAAGCCTACCAACTCCATCCTCAACTGGTCAGTTAGAGGGTTTTGAGTTAAGTAGATCAGCTTCTACTGCTACTGTCAGAGAATCTAATGTATGTATGATCTCTTCAAGAGATGCAACAGTAACAGGATCGCAAGATGCATCTGATGCAGCTGGCAAGAATTCTGAAATGGCACACCAATTAGCTTTGATGGCAAAAGCCCTCAAAAGAGATATGGAAGAAGCCCTTACACAGAATATTGCTAAAAACGCAGGTGCAGCTGGAACTGTTAGACAAACTAGATCTTTAGAATCATGGTATCAAACCAATGTGAATAAAGCATCTGACGGCGCTAACGGATCTGCTTCTGCTGCTAGAACTAATGGTACTAGAAGAGACTTAACTGAAGCCTTATTAAAAGATGTGCAGCAACAATGTTTTACAAATGGCGCTGAACCATCAATCTTAATGTGCGGACCATATAACAAATCTGTTATATCTGGTTTCACAGGAAGATCACAGGCTAGACAGTTTGTGGATGCAAACACTATTGAAGCATCTGTATCTATCTACTCAGGTGATTTTGGCGAACTACAAGTTGTGCCATCAAACAGAAGTAGAGAACAAGCAGTTCATCTGTTAGATCCAGAATTTGCTGGTGTATCATACCTCAGAAATTTTG